CGCTCCAGATCGTATTTCTGGAAATGTCACTTGGCAGGGAATGGCACGTGCTAAACGAGCTTAATGAAATGTCGAAAGAGGTGGACTGGGAATACCCTCCATCCCGGGAAAGAACTCATCTTCCCGCAAGTCCCATCGAGGTGGGCCATGACTTTGGCGCGGCGATTTACTCACTGTGCGCAACAGTCGCTGGCTGGAACTGGACCGCAACAGTTGCGACCCGCGGAGTGCAGATCTCCACGGTCGTCCTTAACTCTTTTTCGAGAGTTACGGACCGAGGCAAGCGGTTACACAGGATTAGGAACCTTGCGTACAAACCAGCAGACCAGAAGACCCTGTCTAGTCACTCGCATCCCGGTTGTGCACACATCCGAGCCGAAGCGAGCAAGTTCATAGACACGGTCGGCAAAGCTTTGGGATCCGAGCGCTACGATATTTCCATCTCCGCTCGTGAGAGAAAGAGAGGAATTCGGGGCAACCGTTCTTACAGGACGGCGAAAGATCTGCTCAGCGACGCACAGGACGATTACCTCCTTAAAGGTGATCTTGTTACCATGATTGACACCGACGCTCACCTGGACTACGACACCCTCGCAGGGTATGCTGGACATGACTTCTGTCTGTACACGCTCTGCCCGGATGCTCTGGCAGGACATGGGCCTGAGTCCAGCTGGCGGTTTGCCAGCCCAGACATAGTGGTGGAAGACGTTTCGGGAGGGGCGACTTACACACACAAGGTCTGGGACTGGGGAAAAGACCAATACGTGTTCTCCAAGTGGGGAATCACTTACGTCTACGACCCCATAGTTGTGGACTTGGCCGAGGCAAGACAGGTGGTCACGCTCCTTTTGGCGCGTACCATTTACTTGCCTCTTTGGTTCGTGAATTTCTTGGTGCCGGGCATTCGCGACTATAGCCCGGAAAGGATGAAGGTCGAAACGCGAGGGAACTACGTGCTTGGCATGTTCGGCCCCCCCGGCCGCAGAAAGGTAAATCTGCTCAACACCACTCTGCCGGACGCCACTCCGGCGAAAGTTAGCGCTGACGACTGGACAGCGCTGGACGTCATGTCCCGCATCAAGAGCCCAGATGCCCGGACTGATGCAAGAAGCTTGAGCGTTTCTTCCATCGAGAGATACTTCGAAGCACAGAAGATCGAGGTTCCGAAAGCTGTACTTTACATGCTTTCGGACTACTTCTCCGACGTCACGAAGCCTCTGATGTTCACCAGCTACCAGTCGAAAGCCGGTCTCTCAACCGAAACAGGCACGCCTTACGTGACAGTCACGGCCCCCTGAATTGTGCCACCAGCATGTGGCCCCGTAGCCAGTGACAACAACGACAAGCGAGCCCTGGAGAAGAGACTGGACGCAGTGCAAAACTTGAAAGAGTTCCCGCCCGACATCATTGAATACGCGAAGGAATTCGTGTTGCAAATGGTGCCTGGGAAGTTCGCGGGAACCATGGTACCCGTCAGCTACGAACAGGTAGCGACGCAACAGCCCAGCGCTGCCCAGCGCTCACGAAGGGGCAAGGACTACAAGAACCTCGGTCTGGATCGCAAACACTTGAGCACCTCTGGCTTCATGAAGAAAGAGGCTGGCGGGAGTGTTACAGACCCGAGAACCATCAATCAGGTGCCTGTTCACCAGACGACCACGCTTTCCATGTTCTGCATGGCGGCGAAGCAGTATGTCAAGGACAAGCACCAGAGATGGTACGGGCCCTGCAAGAACAGGGACAGGATGGCTGCCTCCTTAAGAGCACTCTACCGAGCACAGGGCGAACTTACCAGCGGGGATTATTCACGCATGGACGGACGCACTTCGATCGACTACCGCAAGCACGTGGTGGAGCCTGTTTACCTCAGGATGTTCGCCGATCGATACAAGCCTGAGCTCGAAGCCCTGTTGAAGAGGGAACGCACCGCAAGCGTGTCCATGCAGTCCGGCCACAAGACGAAAACCAAGGGGGCCAACCTCTCTGGGAGTCCTCTTACGACCGACTGCAACACGTACAACTCGGCGTTTAATGAGTTTGCCGCACGCAGGAGAAACGGACAGACACCCGAGGAGGCCTTTGCTTCCCTTGGCCTGTACTTTGGAGACGACTCTGTCTTCGAGGCGGGCCTTGCAAAAGAGGTGGCCAAAGTGGCATCCGACTGCGGCATGGTTATGACATTCGAGGACCGGCCACAAGGTTCTCTACCTGGAAGGGTCGCTTTCTTGTCTCGGATCTACCCGGACATTTCCAGCACCCTTGCCAGCTACCCTTGCATCGTTCGGGCTTTGCGCAAGCTGCCCACGATGACCGCCAACAAGGGTACCACGACAGCGATGGTCGTGGCACACAGGCAAGTGAAAGGAATGGCAGCCAATCGGGTCGACGGACATGTCCCAGTCTACGGCCCTTATGCTCGCTTACTCCAGGACTCGGGGCCGGAATTGACGGACAAGCTTACCATCGCGGTCTTGAACGGCAACAAGGAACTGAACACGAAGATGGCGTTACCGCCTAGTGACATAGTCCTCGACGGGGATACTTACGATCTGTTCATCGGAAGCATCGCCCGGGACCTCGCCATCCCACCAGAAGAAGTACTCAAGCTCGACACGGGCCTGAGGAACGCAACGTTTGCGACTCTGGCGACTGTTCCCAAGCTAGAGGGCTGGGACATCGAACTGCCTTCCTGGGCAGTATGGATTGCGAGCGACGACCTCCCGCACATAAAGACGGATAACTAATTTTCCGCAAAACTACCAATAATGTCTTCCAAGCGTGTACGACAAGCTAGGCAGAAACGCCAGCCAGTGGCTAAGAAACCAATGAAGCGTGTTCGCCCTACCGCGAGACGTGCCCCTACCGGCATGGACTCCGGTGGGCTTGCATATGCCCGATTGCTTTCTGACCCTTGCAACTCCCCGATGGTTTCCCCCGTTTACAGCGGAATGGGAACGGGAGAGTTCCGAAGGTTCAGGACTGTTTTCAACATTCCCAACTCCACTGAAGGCACTTTTGCGTTTGTTCCTGGCTCAAATTTGTACTTCGCAGCTACCCACGTGGAATCCAATGCTGGTAACCCTTACACGTTTGGCACATACAAGCTTTTCGATAACCCCCAACTGACGGACACTGTCGAAAGCCGGTGTGTTGCCGCTTGTGTTAAGATTAGGTTCATCGGCGCTGAATCAAACCGCAAGGGCACCATTGCGCTGCGGACCAACCCATTTAACTGGGTCAGGGACGGCATCACAGTGACCAACAACAACATGTTGACCGCTTGCCCAGTGATCAACCGCGTCGGAGAAGTTCTGCACGAAGTGAAATTCGTTCCCGGAACCGCCGATGAGATTTTCACGGGCAACTACGGAGGTCCAATAGTTGCAGGCAACGCTTTGGGTTCTTTCGGCTTCGTCTACAGCGACATCCCCACTGGCTCTTTGCAGGTTGAAGTGACAGCCGTCATCGAGATCGAAGCGGAGGCCAACATGGTTGTCTCATCAGTCGCTCCTTCGTCACGGAACACGACCAACAACGTCCTGTCTGCTCTCGGGCCTCCTGCCCGCTGGGCTTTCGGACATGTTGTTGCACCAACTATTCGTGCCGCTGCTGGCGCTGCTATGCAGACAATTTCTTCTGGGGTTAATTCTTCCAGTGTAGGGGGTCTATTATTGACCCTATGAAAAGGTTTAACGACCAACAAAACAAAATCGGTGTACCAGCACCCGAAACAAATGGAAATATTACTTATTTAAAATAGTTGCGTTCTCGGGAGGAACTCACAACAAAACACGTC